ATTCTTACATTATTTACGGAAAATCAGCCAAAAGTTTTGATTTATTTACTGTTTCCGACCAAAAGAGTATAATCGAAGGTAACTATATAATGGAAAGTTACGTACCGAAAGAATGTAAAAGATCGTTATTTATGTTGAATACTTGTGTCGGACATATTAAACAGATACTAGGTATCAACAATCCTTTCATTCTAACCCCTTATCAACTGCTCAAACATCTGAGGAAGAATAATGAAAAGACCTAAAGCACCAGAGCCTACTGCACAAGAAAAGGCTGTAGTTGAAAGACAAAGTAGAATGCTTGATGAAGAGATGGAAGAGTCTGAAAAAAGACTCAAAGCTTTGGCTCGTGGAAAACTAGGGTCTAAGTCTTTGTTGGCAAAAGCTGGCACTGCTAGTGGACAGTCTGGTGTATCAAAAGGATTTACTGGGGCTGGGGCTGGTATCTTTGGAGGCGGTAGCGCAGGAAGTTCTGGATTACGCTCTGGCGCTGGATATACTGCAACTAACACTTCCATAAAAAAGGCGGCTAAGTAAAAGATGAAACTCCCAAAAGAGCTAGGGTCTTTACAAGATTTAAAAGCAAGAGAGGTGCAGGCATTTAGTCGTGCGGCTTATTGGAATGACCAATTAGATGACGCTTATGAATATTTTTTGCCTAACAGGAATTTATTTGAAGATAGTCTTGCTGGGCAAAAGAAGATGGACAAGATTTTTGACTCTACTGCTTTAGAGGCTATTCAGCAAGGTGCAAGCAAATTGCAAGAAAACATTGCGCCTATTTGGTCAAGGTGGGCAACTTTAGAGCCTTCTAACCAAGTTAAGTTGCTTTTAGATAATGGTGAGTATGAAATTTCAGAAGAAGATATAAGAGAAAATTTAGAAGAACAATCTGAGATTATTTTTGATTACATTAACCGATCTAACTTTGCTACTCAGTTTTATGAGCACGCTCTTGATTTACTTATAGGAACAGGTACTTTAAGAATAGATGAAGATCCTGATAACAATATGCCCATTATTTTTACTGCTATTCCACAAAAAGGAATTGCTTTTGAAGAAGGGCCGTATGGTAATGTAGAAACTCATTGGCGTAGGTTTAAGGTTAAGGTTAGAGATCTTTCTAGAAAGTGGAAAGGGTTTAAAGCGTCAACAGAAATTGCTGAAAAAATTAAAAATGACCCTGAGTCTGAAGTAGATGTTAGTGAAGGTGTTATTTACCTTCCCAAAGCTAAAAAATATTACGGTTGCTTATGGATTGGAAAAGAAGACCGCATAAGCTGGATGGAAGATTTTGGAAAATCTAGCCCTTGGGTAACTGGTCGTTACTCTAAAGTATCTGGAGAAATACGTGGTCGTGGCCCTGCATTGCAAGCACTTCCAGATGTTAAATCTTTAAATAAAGCTAAAGAGTTTGTTTTACAAAAAGCGGCTATTGATTTAGCTGGTATGTATACGGCTACAGATGATGGTGTTACCAATCCATACAATATTAGCATAAGCCCAGGGGTTGTTATTCCAGTTGGTTCTAACAACTCGTCTAATCCATCTATACGAAGGTTAGATACTGGTGCAAACCTACAGTTGGCGCAATTTGCTATTAATGATCTTCAGATGTCTATTAAAAAATCTTTGTTTAACGATTTAAGAGATCCTACTGGCGCTGTTAGGTCTGCAACAGAAGTAGCTATTGAGTCTAGGGAGTTAGCTAAAAGAATTGGATCTGCATTTGGCCGATTACAGACAGAAGTATTAATTCCTATTATTAAACGTGTAGCTTCTATATTAACTCGCAGAGGTTTATTACAGCCTTTGCAGTTAGATGGCCGAGACATTGAAATTAAATTTACTTCACCATTAGCGCGCGCACAAGATAGCGAAGATATTTTAAATGTACAACAAGCTGTTCAATTTGTATTACAGAATGCTGGCCCAGATCAAGCTAAAATTGGATTTAAGCTAGAAGACTTTGGAACTTGGGTAGCAGAAAAGACTGGTATGCCTGCGGAATTAGTAAGAAGCCCTACTGAAAAGCAACAAATAATACAGGCTGGAGCGCAAGCGGCACAAGCTGGCATGAATACTGGTGAAGCGCCAATGCAAGGACAAACTCAAGTATGACTTGGGAAAATATTGATCACCTTTCTGATTCAAAAGCGGCTAAAAAACAAGCAGAATTACGAAAGAGAAATGCTAATGATTTGGCTAAGGCATATCACAGGGTCTTTACAACTGACGATGGAGCGCGTATCTTATCAGACCTGACCAAAAGGTTTGTCTATGATAACGATACTTCTTTTGGCGCAGAAAACATTAATTATGAGGCCGCTTACCATAACGGTGAAGCTGGAGTAATTAAGTTTTTAATTAACCAAATGAGACAAGCTGAAATTAAATAAGGATTACATTATGTCAGAAGAACAAGCCGCTGAACAAAGCGATACCTTGTTAGATAGTGCCGAACCAACTCTTGCGGAAGGTGAATATTATTTAACTGACGGTATTAAAGGAACTGGTGAAGTGCCTGAATGGTTAGATACAAAGTATAAATCTGTAGCAGATCAAGCTAAAGGTTATTCTGAACTGTCTAAAAAATTTGGAGGATTCAAGGGTTCGCCTAAAGATGGTTACACACCCCCAGAAGGAATTGAAAGTGATGATGCCTTGTATCAAGAGTTAGAGGCATTTGCTACTAAGACTAATATGAGTGCTGATGCATTTGGGGAAGCATGGGAATTGTTATCTGCACAAGACTATGCCGCACAAGCTGTAGACCAAGAAGAAGAGTTGTCTAAGTTAGGCGATAACGCTCAGGAAAGAATTAAGACTGTTGAAGGGTTTATGAAAAACAACCTAGATGCAGAAACTTATGAGCAAGCTAGAGGTCTAGTGACTACCGCTGATACTATTTCTTTGGTAGAGATGTTAGTACAAGCAACGGCTCCTGCTAAACTCCCAATGGAAGGAGGCCACAATCCTCAAGGTCTGTCTTGGGAAGCTATTGAAACAGAAATGTTTAAGAAAGATGAGCAAGGAAACCTTCTTAGAAGTACCAATATAGAGCACGAGCGCAAGATTCAGAAAATGATGGAAGCGTGGGGCGGTTCTCAATAATTGATTAATACAGGGTAAAAGGTGTATAATCAAGACACTGGATACCCTTTCTCTAAAGGCCCAGTAAATTTAGGTTGAATGCTGACCATTTTTACTGGGTACTCAGCAAAAAACCTTGAAAACTTTTTTTATTACTCTTTTCGAGGAAACTATTATGAGTGCTAATCTATCATCCGTAGCGTCGATTGAATTTGACAGTATGGTCAAACACGCCTACGCGCAAAAAGGGCTATTAAAGCCTGCTGTAACAATTCGTAACAATGTAGTTGGTGACACCTACAAATTCCGTAACATGGGCAAAGGACTTGCTAACCAAAAAGCAACCTCTGCTGATGTTGTTCCTATGGGCGTAACCTATGCTTTTGCAGTAGCGACTCTTGCTAACTGGAATGCTCCAGAGTACACCGATATCTTTGACCAAGCTGAAGTTAACTTCGATGAAAAACAAGAGTTAGCAGACACTATTGCTGGCGCTTTGGGTCGTCGTAGTGATCAGTTGGTAATTGATGCAATGGATGCAATTACTCCTGCCTCTACTGTTGCCGCTGGTACTACTGGTCTTACTATGGCTAAGGTAATCGACGCTCAGGTAGCGTTGCGTGGTCAAGCTGTTCCTAACTCTAACTTGTTTGCCGCAATTAACAGTGCAGGACTTGGCGGTCTTTTGAAAGATGAGAAGTCTACTTCTGCTGATTACCAAACTGTTAAAGCACTTGTTAGCGGTGACGTAAACAGCCTAGCTGGATTCCAATTTATTATTCTTGATGATCGTGCTGAAGGTGGCTTGACTGTTGCTAGTAATACTGTTGATTCATACTTCTTTAGCCGTGACGCTGTTGGACTTGCTATTGGCATTGATATGAAGACTTCTGTAGATTGGGTTGCACAGAAAACTTCTTGGCTTTGTAATGGTATGCTTAAAGCTGGTGCTGTTGCACGCGATGTAGACGGTATCTGTAAAGTTCAATACAAAGATAACGTATAAGTTATTATTGCGTAACTTAATTAGGGGGGTTCGCCCCCCTTTTTTACATAAAGGTTTATTATGGCAAGTAAAATCCAACTTATATCTAATGCGTTAATTTTAATTGGTGATTTGCCTATTACATCTTTGGTTGGCAATACGCGCGCACAAACTGTTGCTAACAACCTGTATGACAACATTGTTCACAATGAACTTACAAAATACCGTTGGGGATTTGCAAGAAAAAAAGCACAGTTATCTAAAATTAATGAAACTCCAGTAGGTATTGAATACAGCACTATGTATCAGTTGCCTGCTGATTTGTTAGTATTTATTAAAATTAATCCTAGCATTAATTATCAAATTCTTGGTGATCGAGTATATTGCAACACTGAATCTAATTTATACTGCGATTACATCTACACCGTCTCTGAATCTGTTTGGCCTGCATATTTTTCAAAAATGGTAGAGTACGCTTTAGCAAAAGATTTTGCTATGTCTATTAGAGACAGCGCATCTACTAAACAATTAATGAATGAAGAGTATATTAATGCATCAAACATGGCTAGATATACAGATTCTCAACAACATCCAATAACTCCTCTTGCAAGCAGGCCTTTTGTTGATGTGAGGTTTTAATGGCTAAAAGTTATTTTTCGCAAAATAGTTTTGTTAGCGGAGAACTATCTCCTTTACTTAAAGGTCGTATTGATCTTGACCAATATTATCAAGGCTTAGAAAATGCTGAGAATGTGCTTATCGTCCCACAGGGAGGGTTAAAGCGTAGAGCAGGAACACAGCACGTTGATACCGCAGAAAACATTTTAGCTCCTTTTATTTTTAGTGGATTAGGGAAATTATTTACCTTCACTGTTACTACTGGCTTACCTATTGTTGGCAAAACATATACGAATAATTCTTCTACTTTTACGGTTCTTTCTTTTACGGGATCAAGTCTTCCATATACTGTCTACGCAAAAAGGACGGTTGGAACTAATGATCCTACCGCTAGTGGTACTCTTACTAAAACAGTTAGTACACCTAACCTCATATATTCTGCATTTACAACATTTACTTCAAGTATGCCAGAAGGCGGTACTGTCGCTAACATTAATGACTTTGATCGGACAACCGTAGGACTAACAACAACTAATATTGGTGTATTAGGTACAGGCTCTAATTCTGATTATGTTGTAGCTTTATACAATGTTCTTGGAACAACTGATAGAGGTCGGTTTATAGATGTAAAAGACATCAAACTAAGCGGTACTGGCTCTGGTGAATTTAAGGTACAGATATCTGGTGACGGTGTTTCTTGGACAACTAAAGAAACTCTTACTGTTACAGAAGTAGAGCAATCTTATCGTATTCGTCTGTCTGATACGTTTGTTGGTCAATATTATAGAATAGCAAGAACTGATGATACAGGAAACTTGGGAACTTTAAAAATTCAGCTTAGTGAGTTTAATGTTCTATACGCAACAAATGATGCTTCTGATGTTAAGACATTTGATTTTAGCATTGAAACAGACAGGCATTACTTATGCGTTGTTACTGGAGGCGCTAATACGTCACCTTCCTTTGGGAATATGTCTATCTACAGAGTAACAGATCAAACATTTAACTTTGTTCCTGTAGCTTATTTGCCGTTACCTTTTAAGTCTACTGAAGTTTCAAATGTACGTGATGTCCAAACAGAAAACGTCATGTTAATGTTTCATGAGAATCATCATCCTAAAAGAATAATAAACACAGGTAGTGACGTATTTACTATTGACGACATTCCTTTTCTTAATGTGCCTCAGTACGATTATAATGATGCGTCTAGCCCTACGCCTACAAGTTATGTAACAACAATGACATTACTGCATTTTGATGCAGGCGATAGATTTCAAATAGATGTCGAAGGCGTGTTAAGTAAAAACATAACATTAACACAAAGTGCATCATCATCTTCTGCAAATATAGAAAAAAACTTGCAAGAAATGCCTATTTTTGGTGATACAGGTGTTTCTGTTACTTCCTCAAATAATGCTAATTTTACAATTACAGTTAGCGGTGAGTCTGCTAAATCTTTTGAATTATGGTCTGGCTTTGCAACATCAGAAATAGGCGGTACTAATAACGAAATAGAGTTTGCTTTAAATACTCAAGGAGTTCCAAGAAAAGAAGACGTATGGTCTGCTACGAGAGGATACCCTAAAACAGCCGCATTCTATGCAGGAAGGTTATGGTTAGGTGGTACAAAGTCTAAGCTACAAAGTTTGTTTGCATCTAGGTCTGGATCGTTCTTTGATTTCTACACAGAAGAAGGTGATGATGACGAGGGTATCTTTACAACCATATCATCAAGACAGCTAACAGAGATTATCGACATTAACCCTGATCGTGGCCTACAGGTGTTTACAGCAGGGGCAGAGTTTATTGTTAGAGGTAATACTCCGTCTGACATTACTATTGAAGCGCAAACACAGCATGGAGCATCTTTCCTAGAAGTTAAGTCTGTAGATGGTGCAACACTGTTTGTAGATCAAAACGGTAGAACATTACGATCCTATCTGTATAACTACAATGAAGATGCTTACAACAGTACAGACATATCTGTGTTGTCTTCTCAGCTTATTGATAATCCAGTAGACTTAGGTGCTTTAACAGGATCATTATCAGAAGATGCTAATTGGGTATTTATTGTAAACCAAGACGGTACTTCTAGTATTTTAAATACGCTTAGGTCACAAGACATTAATGGTTTTACTAAGTGGATTAATGGAGATACTAGCACTGCATACCCTCTTAAAACTGTATCGGTATCTGTTGTTAATAACGATTTATTCTTAGTAAATAAAAGAACTACTGACACTACTACTACATACACAGTAGAGAAGTGGGACTTTGATTATTTAATGGATTCATCTGTTAAACTTGAAACTAGTTTAAGTATAGTAGGCAATAACTTGTATTTAGCTTCAAATCATTTAAATGGAGAGACGGTTAGCGTTGTAGCTAGAGGAACAACATTAGATAACCGCGTAGTACAGGTTGACCCTGCTTCTGGATATATCATTTTAACTGATGCAGAAAAGTCATTTATCCTTGAGCAAGACCCTTCTGGTGGTGTTATTGATGTAGAGGTAGGGTACAACTTTGCACTTAAAGTTGTAGGAATGCCTTTAAATACTAGAGCGCCTAACGGATCTCAAACTGCATTAGAGCAAAAGCGCATAGACCGAATGAACTTGCGTGTTTACAATAGTGCTGGTGTTTACATAGATGGAAATTTAGTTGCCGTTAGAACATTTGGAGATGCTGGTGACAGCCCTTTAAACTCATCTCTTATACCTTCTACAGGTATTATAGAAGATAACCACGGTGGTAACGGATGGGATAGAGAAGTTGCTCCTGTAATTACAGTGCCAAATCCAACGCCATTTCATCTTCAAGCCATTGGATATGAGATTAGTTCGTGAATCAAATAACAGCGCAAGATGATATTGTAAAACTACAATCATTAATGTTAAAAGGTGACACTGTAGAGTTAGAAGTTAAGCATCATTTTAGTGATGGATTATATGCAAGAGAGCTGTTTATCCCTGCTGGCGTATGTTTGGTCGGAGCGTTACACAAGACGACTCACTTGTACATGGTAGTAAAGGGTAGATGTAAGGTGTCTAGCCAATTTGGTAACTTGGATATAGAGGCTCCGTTTATGGGAGAGACTATTCCGCAAACTAAGCGTGTTATATACGCTGAAACAGACTGTGTATGGATTACATATCACCCTACACACTTAACTGATATAGACGAGATAGAGAAGGCTTTGTTAGAGCCAGAGGATATTTAGATGAGTTTTGCAATAGTGGCTAGTTTAATGGCGGTAGGCACAACAGTAAGTGCTTATGGTCAAATACAAGCTGGTAAAGCGGCAGAAGAGCAGGCGATAGAACAAGCTAGACAAGAAAAGATTGCCGCTGAGGGTCGTGAATTACAAAGACGACAAGAGTTAAACAAAGCCCTTGCATCTAATGTTGTTGGAATGTCTACTTCTGGTATGACAGGCGAAGGAACCCCTGCCAGTATTGCTTTAGAAAGTGCTAAACAAGTAGGCGCAAGCGAAGGAATGATAGGGCTGTCTGAAAAATTGAGACGCAGACAAATAAGAATGCAAGGAAAAATGGCTAAAGGAACTGCTTACACTCAAGCTACATCTACTTTGCTTAAAGGTGCGGCTGATGCTTATGGTGGATTTCAAACCTATCAGGCAAATAAG